TGGCGTGCTTTGAAACAAAAGTGGTAAAGATAGTATTATAAGTATTGGTAATAATAGTCTCTTCATTTAATCACTCTGAGTGATAGTAATAACGCTGTCACTGCCTCCATTGATTTTTATTGTATTAGAAATACCATCTTGAATCAAAATAACTGTATATGCAGTTCCTCCATCTAAATCTAATCTTACGCTTTCACTTACCTCTCTTCTTAAACTTACAACATTTCCTGTAATTAATGTTGTTATTTGAGTATCTGGGTCTTTACCAAGCAAAGTGCCTGTTATTTGTGTGCTAGTTGCTTGTGCTAGTTGATCTTCTTCTTCAGCAACGGCTAATGCATCTAATACATTCAGCAAGTCTTCAAGATAATTTACATCAAGATAATTTATGTCTAGTTCTGTAAATTCTAAACTATCTTCTTTTAAATAGTCTTCTGCAAGATAATCAATATCAAGATCATTAAAATCTAAAACGCTATCTGTTTGTGTGCTTGTGGTTTCTTCTTCAACTAAAACTTCTTCTTTTGGTGGCGTAACAATTAACATATTGTCTATAAGATCAAGGGTTAGATCTAATATAACTGGTTTAGTAGGAGCAGACTCAAACACGCTTACTGTAGTAGCTTCATACGGTTTATTAAGTAAAACAGTACCCATAGCTGTAACTACCTCTATTTCGCCACTAGAAAGCCCTAGAGCGTCTGGTAACAAAATAATAAGGCTACGTCCCAGTTCATCAACTGTGGCCGTAAAATCAGTCCCTCTTATTGCTATATTAGCTGTAGGTGTTTTAAGACTTATATTTTGTTTGTCTATACGGTTTAAATTACCAGTAATAAACCTAGCTGTACCAAGACCAAAAGTAAGTGACATTTTTGCTTTGCTTGGATCAGGGTCATAGATATATTCATCTATTAGAAGTTGAGAATGTTCGGTTAATTTTACAGTAGACTCATCAAGAAAAGTAATGGCCATACGACCATCTTTTGTTATAGCTTCATCGTTACTTTGGATTGCAAACTTTAAATCTGCATCATACGGTTTATCTCTTAATATTTGAGCTGTACCGTTTAGTTCGGAAATATCTCCTATATCAGCAGCTTGTGCTTGTACCTTGGTCGTTTTGAACAACACAAACGGTAGAAGCAGCAGTGCCAGAAACTGAAATAATTTTAAGCCAGTCATTATCTTGGGTACTCAGTTGTTGAATATTAAAGTTTCTTGATCCTCCAGTATGATCAAGGTAAAAATATCCACCTGCTGATGCTGTAACACCTGTGCCTGTGTAGTTTACTGTGTTATCACTGCCATCTATATCCATATAGTTAGTTGCATTATCTATATTTATATTAGAAGTAATAGTGTTATTGGATCCTTGAATTATCCAATCTAAATCAAGTGATGCAGCTAAAGCTGATGTACCTTGGTTAAGAGTAAAGGTATTACCACTTCCTGTAACGTCTACATTTTGATTAGAGCCATCTGAACTATAAGTGTCTGTAGGATCTACTTGGATAGTAAATGAATTAGTGCCGCCATCAAACTCGTAAAATCCTGTAAAGTTATCAGCAAATATATCACCTAAAAATTTATTGGTAGCACCAATCATATTTATGTCAAGTGTCATACTATTTCCGTCCAAATCAAAAGGATTAACGCTGCCAGCAGTCGAGTTTAAGCCACCAATGATATTAGATATACCTAGTTGTTCTAGGTCTATATTTGCTCCAGTACCAGATTGATCTACGTATATTTCGTTATCAGCCGCGTATGTTGTCAATGCACTCAGCATCACAATCAGGCTCACTAATTTTTTCATCATCTTTTAATTCTACTCCTTCATTTTCATTTTGTAAAATCCAAAACCCTTTTTCATAACCAGATTCTATTATTTCTAATACGCCACCCTCAATAGCTTTCATTAGAGCTATGGTTGATGACTCATTCCTTGCATTACCCATTTCTACTTCTACTAGCTCAGTTCCAACCTCAATAAACTTAAATACGTCTTCAGATTTTCCGTAACTAAATATGGTTTTTTGACTTAATACTTCTAGTAACACCTCTCCTGTAGCAACAGAAACCATACGTAAACTTACGGTTATGTTGTCTTCTCTGTATTGAACACTTTTACCTACACCTAAATACCTGGCACCAGAACCACCACTTTCTAAATTAGATTCATAAGAAATTACGGCACCTTCTATTAAAATACCAGCAAATAAAAGAGGTCTAAGAGCTTTCTTTTTTTCATCCTCATTAGCAGTTTGTTCTCTTGCAGATCTTATAAGCTGTCTTTCTTTGGTTAAATTATCTAAGCCAACTCTTTCAACAACTCTAAAAAATTGACCATTACCAGCGTGTTTTAAGGCTCTAATAAGCAGTGCATTAGGTTGCTGAGTTATTGCGGTACTAAACAAAGCAAACTCGCTGTTACTTTTACGTTGTCCTGTTTGGTCTGTAAAAGCTGTAGGATAAACAGCAACTACTGGGCTGACTTTTGGTATTGATGCATTTTTTAGTTCTTTTGATTGTAAATCTTGAATATCTACAACATCGTATTCAGAAAATCTCTGTTCATAAGTATCTTCTAGCTGATCAAATATAGAACAACTAGAAAGTAAAAGTACCGATAGGGATAACGATCGTTGTAATTGTGCCATCTGACTCAGTTATAGTTAGGGTTAATGTTGTGCCATCACTTGTATATTCTATGGTATTACCCTCTAAATTTATAGTGCCAGAGCTTTGTGGTGTTTCACCAAATAAATTATTTACTAACTGTCTTGATAATTCAGCATATACTCTTGATTCAAGATTACGCATAAATCTTGCAAGTGTAGAGTTCTCTTTTTCTCTTTCTATTTCATCTTGTAAGGCTTTTATTTCTTCTTTGAGTGTAAGTTTACGAGTGTATTGTTGATTTTCTATAGTTAAATAATGAGAGCTAGTACCCATACCGTTAAAACTAGGTGATTTAAACTTATGTACTATTTGATCCGCATTAACATTTATAGCTAAAATTCCTAAAAACATTACTAGCCCAAGAAACAATACGAAAATTAAAATTCTTGTTTTTTCTGCTTCAGTTTCTTTAATCTTTTCTTTGGTCATCTCTATCAGCCTTGGCAATTTTATTGCTATCTATAAGTTGTGGAACACCTAATATTGTTTTAATTAAGGTGTCTTGGCGTATTATTTCGTTATCTAAACTACGCACTCTATCTATCAATGCTACCAAAATACCATGTTGTGAATCAAGTTTTGTGCCAAGTCGTTCTTCTATAGCTGCAATTTGGCTTTCTACTTTTTCATCTACGGTATCAAGTTTTGTTTCCATACCATCAACAATACGCATGATAAGTTTATAAATAAACCAACCAAGTCCTAAAGCTGCTGCAATAGGAAAACCTACTTCTTGAATTATTGTTACTGCTGATTCCACAGGGTTTTAATAGTCACCCCAAACCTTGCTTTTTTTGCCCCCATCATATTTTACAGCATGGCCTTCTTTTATAAGAACATCGCAAATATCTCTACCATCTTCTGTATACGGTATACCTAGTATACGGCCATATTTTCCTTTGCCTAAAGATTTTATTTTAAAATTACCAATACAAAGTTCTTTTAGTCTTTCTTTAGCAGCTAGGCCAAGTTTTTTTTCAGCGAGATCACGCGTTCTACTTTCAGGAGTATCAATACCTGCAAGTCTAACGCGTTGTTTATGTAGCTTTACATCAAAACCAAGATCAAGACAGCAATCAAATGTATCGCCATCTACAATTCTTTCAAGTGTTGCATTGTAAACAAAAGCGTCTGGTGATTTAGCCATTAGGATTCTTTAGACTTTTTCACTCTTTTTTCAGTCCAAGCCTCATTTACATCAGGTGTTGATTTATCATCACCCACGTAATGACCTTTTTTGTTTCTTGATCTTACTTTAACTCTTTTTGTTCCAGTTACTTTATCCCATAAATTTTTAAAAAAACTCATTATTTATCCTTTGCTTTTAAAACATTTAATGCACACCAATCGATTACACGGTAAATGTAACTAAACCAATGATCGTCTTTAGGTGTTGGAGTTATTGCTGCTACAACAGAAGCTATAGATATAATTGCAGTAACCCATACTAATATATTAAGAATTGTCATTATTACTCTCCTCTTTTACTTTATCTGTTTGACCTTTCATGCTTTCAGTTAAAGCTTGCTTATACATATTTAAACTAGGTTGAAGTTCATCAATTTCAAACAAATGTTGGTTAATTTTTGTTGTCAAGCTTTGTATATGGGCTTGAAAACTTTTCTGTTCAGGCGTAAATTCTACCTCAACAGTATTTTTCTTTTCGGCTTTTGCCATTATTGCACCTCCTTAGGTGTTGGTTGTTGCACATCCCAACAATTTAAGTTGGATGCGATGGTTCGTCTTTCTCCTTCACCTTTGAAGGGATAGACCATGTGTTGTAACCAAGAAGGGAAAATTAATAATTTTCCTACTTCTGGAGTCATAACAAATGATTGAGCTGGTTTTAATCTTTCACCGTCTATAACTGATACTTGTCCGTATTGAAAAGCTATACAGCCGTCTGAGTGTCCGCTTTCGTTATATAAAGAATAAGTTGGTGATTGTGCATTAACATTACCTATTTGTGGTGGTACTTTAGTCCATGCTGTAGTAGATATACCCATTAATGTTTTAGTACCATGATCATGAATTGGATTGTAATCACCATCGTAACTATGAACTGACCAAGTTTCGTCTATTTGAACCTGTTTAGGACCTTTAAGACTATTTCCTGACTTACTAAAATGATTAATATACTCAGCACCAAGGTTACAGATAAAATTATTATACTCAACCATTCTTTTATCATTGTGATCTAAAAGTAACTGTTCTCCTTTATCTATTTGTCCTACTAAAGTTTTTGCTAATGATTCTTTATTTTTATCATGCCTATACTCATCCATATAATCATTAACATCATCAATCATATCTTGTGGCATTTGTGTTTGTAGCACATATACCGCAGGCATAGTATGAATTTGAAACTCACCTTGAGTCATACTTAACTAGGTACGTTAAATGCTTGGTCTGGTGTGCTTTGTACAGGTGGGTTAGTTATAACGCTATCTACTTGACTAGCAAATACTGTATCCCATTGTGATACAGGACATATTGCTACTAAGTCAGCATTACTCCAACTACCTTTAGCTTTTAGAGTAAAACCATTTACTGATTGCTCTACTGTAGTGCTAAAAGTAGAAGTATAGTAAGTGCTATCGCCCTCGCTATCGTTTTCATACTTCATGTCTATATCCCACTTATCTACTTTATTAGATGAGTTTACATAAGGTACGCATTTAGTTATTGCTTTTGTTACTGCCATATTATTCTCCTTTGTTTAATTTAGCTTTTAATTCATCTACTTGCGTAGATAGTTCTTGTATTGATTTTACTAACATGGGTATAAGAGCAGCTTCAGCAACTTCTTGTTGTCCTGTATCTAACTCAGACCACATTTTAAATCCATCAACAATTTCAGGGTGATTATCTATAGCTTCTTTTACTTCTTGTGCTATAAAACCATGATTAGTGTCAGAAAACTTATAAGGCTCTGTTGAATCTTTTTCATACCCTTTAAATTCTTCTGGTAAATCACCTTTGTTTTTATAGTTAAAAGTTCTAGGTCTTAAATCATTTATAAAACTTAATCCTGCTGATGAATCTTTAATATCTTTTTTAACCCTTCTATCAGAAACAGTTGACCAAGTAGCAACACCATGTTGTGCTCTAATATCACTTGTAGAAAGACCTATTGTTGTAAAACCAGATACAGCATTAACACCAAATCCAAATCCATTACAGTTATTACTTGTTTCATCACCTGTAGTAATATCAGCACCAAATAAAGAGTTAAAACTTGAAGTAG